CATCAACCTTGTGCAGCAGACGGTACCTGCAACGGCCTTCAACACTTATCAGCAATCTTAAGAGACGAGCGTGGAGGCTCGGCAGTAAACCTAACACCTAGTGATTTACCGAAAGACATTTACACTGACGTAGCTAATGAGACTAAGAGACTAATCGAGGCTGATGCCATGTCAGGAAACCTTCTAGCGAAGCAGTGCTTGGAGTTTGGTATTGACCGTAAGATAACCAAGCGACCTGTTATGATCGTCCCTTACAGTGGCACACAGCACGCCTGTCGAGGTTACATTGAGGAAGCTATTGAGGAGAAGGTAGCGAAGGGAGCACACTCACCTTGGGGTGACGACTACTTCACACCTTCACTGTACTTAGCGGGTCATGTTTGGGCAGCTATTGGTACGGTAATCACAGCAGCACGTGAGGTTATGAACTTCATCAAGGACGTGGGCAGGGCCTACGCCAAACAGAATGAACCAATGGAATGGTTTACACCAACAGGATTGATGGTCCGTCAGGCATACCCGGAGCTTGAGCTTCGACGTATCAAGACACACATCGACGGGAGTATCATTAAGCTGGCTTATCAACACCAGAAGGATGGTACTATCAGCAAGAGTAAGACTGCTTCAGGTGCATCGCCTAACTTCATTCACTCATTGGATGCAGCAGCGTTAACACTGACAGTCAACAAGTGTCATGACCAAGGCATCACGGACTTTGCAATGGTACATGATAGCTACGGAACACACAGTCCTAACATGCCAAAGCTTGGTGAGGTTCTGCGTGAGTCATTCGTAGATATGTATGACAAGCATGACGTAATGCAGGAATTGTATGACCATGCGGCTAGTAAGATAGGGACGGAGAACTTACCGCCTGTACCTATCAAGAGGGACTTGGACCTTAAGAGTATTCTTAAATCAGACTACTTCTTTTCCTAAAGTTCCACTATCGCCCCACTCGTAAGACTTACACTAACGTAAGTGTTACATAATTAAACTTAACGGAGAAACAAATGGCTAAAACAGCTAAGATGATGAAAGGCAAAGCACTTTGGGCTAAGGTTTTTGAACCTGATACTAAGTTCGATGCTAATGGTATCTACTCTGTCAACGTCCTCATCCCAGAGGCAGAGGCAGTAGAACTTTGTGAGTACCTAGACGGTGTAGTACAGCAACGCTACGCTGAAGAGGTCAAGGCCAAGCCTAAGCTTAAGAATGGTCTGTCCACTAAGGCACCTTATGAACCAGAGTACGACCAGAATGGTGACCCAACTGGTAACATTGAGTTCAAACTAAAACTTAAAGCAAAAGTACAAGCACGTGACGGCTCTACCTATGAGCAGAAACCAATTGTAGTTGATGCTAAACGCACTCCTATGACAGACGGTACCAACGTAGGTAACGGCTCTATCGTCAAGGTAGCATACGAACCAATCCCTTACATGATGGCTAGTACCAAGCAGGTAGGTGTCTCTCTTCGCTTGAAGGGTGTGCAAATCCTGGAGCTAGTTGAGTACGGTAATGGTGCTTCAATGTTCGACGAAGAGGATGGTTATGTTTCTGAAGCAATAGCTAAAGACAACCGTCAAGATACTCCTTTCGACAGTGAGGTAGATGATGCCGAAGTTGAAGGGGACTTTTGAGGAACGTGTCATCAACAAGTTAGAGAAGGCTGGGGTTCAGTTTCAATACGAACCTCATAACCTTCCTTACACAGTAGAGCGTCAGTACTATCCTGACCTACTGGTTGGTGACATTTATATCGAGCTGAAGGGTTTCTTCAGACAAGACGCACAGCGCAAGATGAAAGCTGTAAAGGCGCAACACCCACACTTAGACATCCGCTTCCTATTCCAGCGTGCAAGCAGTCCCGTACACGGGGCTAAGAAACGTAAGGATGGTAGTAAGATGACATGTGCTGAGTGGGCTAACCGTTACGATTTCATCTGGGCTGAAGGTGAACAAATACCTGAGGAGTGGATTAATGAAAGTATTATCAGCAGTAAATCTTAAAGAATTGTTAATCGAGTATGTGGATTTAGGTGAGTCAAATGAACTCATCGAAATGTACTACCTACTTGATGAGGCCTGTGGCGAAATTGAGAACGAGTTAATCAGTAGGGGAGTATGGGAAGAAGATGAATGGTGACAGTGAGTTAATATGCAAGGAAGCTTGCCCACACTGTGGGTCTAGCGATGCAAATGCACTGTACACAGACGGTCATCACTTCTGTTTCTCATGTCACACATACACCGCAAATGAAGGAGAGCAACCAATGGTACAAGAGGCTAACAAGTCAGACTTTACCCCAATCATAGGGGAATCAAGAGCCTTACCTAAGCGTAAGCTTTCTCTCGAAACATGTAAGATGTGGGGCTACCAAGTAGGGGAGGTCAACGACCAGCCTGTACAGATAGCCAACTACAGAGACACTCAAGGCCACGTTGTGGCTCAGAAGATACGCTTCCCTAACAAGGAGTTCATCTTCAAAGGTAGCACCAAGACTGCTGGTCTATATGGTATGCACCTATGGCGTGATGGTGGTAAGAAAGTTGTTATCACCGAGGGTGAGCTGGACGCACTGTCCTTAAGCCAAGCCATGCAAAACAAGTGGCCTGTTGTATCAGTAGTGAATGGTGCAGCAGGAGCTAAGAAAAACATTAGTAATAACATCGAATGGTTAGAAAAGTTCGATACTATTATACTTATGTTCGACCAAGATGACCCCGGTCGTAAGGCAGCAGAAGAATGCGCTCTACTCTTCACACCCGGTAAAGCTAAGATTGCAAAGCTTCCACTCAAGGATGCCAGTGACATGCTCCAAGCAGGACGTGTCAAAGAACTGGTTGATTGTATGTGGGAAGCAAAGGTCTACCGACCAGACGGCATCTTATCAGGTGATGAATTGTGGGAGATTGTATCTACCGTCAACGATGTGGAGTCAGCTACCTATCCTTACTTAGGTATCAACGAGAAGACCCAAGGCTTACGCAAGGGTGAGATTGTAACCGTGACTGCTGGTTCAGGCATAGGTAAGTCTCAACTAACCCGTGAGTTTGCTCACAGTCTACTCAAGCAGGGTGAAGCCATTGGCTACATTGCACTTGAGGAAAGCGTTAAGCGTACAGCTCATGGTCTTATGGCTATCGAGATGAACAAACCAATTCACTTAGGTTCAGATGATGTGGACCAAGACGAGTTGAAGACTGCTTTCGATAACACAGTGGGTAATGGTCGTGTGTTCTTGTATGACCACTGGGGTTCTACTGACAGTGAAAACCTATTGGGTAAGATTAGGTATCTAGTACGTGGGTGTGACTGTAGTTACATCATCCTCGACCACCTCTCTATTGTTGTATCTGGTATGGGTGACGGAGATGAGCGTAGGTTAATCGACAATACGATGACCAAATTACGTACACTGACGGAGGAGTTGCAGTGTGGATTGATACTGGTCTCACACTTGAAACGTCCTTCAGGTGACAAGGGTCACGAGGAGGGGGCAGCTACATCACTGGCACAGCTACGTGGTTCAGCAGCTATCGCCCAACTTAGCGACATGGTGATTGGTCTCGAACGTAACCAGCAAGACAAAGACAATCCAAACTTAACAACCGTTCGCATCCTGAAGAACCGTTGGACTGGGGAGACAGGCGTAGCTTGCCACCTCGCTTACAGCAAAGACACAGGTCGCATGGTTGAAACAGTCTTCGATGAAGAGGACGAGGAGATAGAGTTTTGAACTTAGCAGACATACCCATCGAGGGGCTACGGAAGGAGTACGTTGAGTACCTTTTCCTGCTCTACGATTTAGAAACCGAAGACGGTTTAGACTTGGGCCAATGGCCTTCATACGAAGAGTTCTTAGTAATCCGTGAGGAGGAAGCGGACTCTTATTACTAGCTACTGCGGAGACAGAGCAATGAGATATATCTTAGACATTGAAACAGACAACCTGTTAAATGATGTAACCACTGTACACTGTTGCGTTATGCGTAACGTGGACACCGAAGAGGTACAAACATTCTACGGTGATACCGTTAAGGATTGCTTACCTTTAATGGAGAACGCTGACCAACTTATAGGTCACAACCTAATTGCTTACGACCTTCCAGTATTAGAAAAACTGTGGGGTTGGACGTATGATGGTGACGTTCTCGATACCTTAGTCTGCTCTCGAACTGTTTGGCCCAATCTTATGGAGCTGGATAGCAAGAGTAAAAGACTATCAACCAAGCTGTGGGGTTCGCACTCACTCAAGGCTTGGGGCTATCGCTTGGGGGAACTTAAAGGTGACTTCAACGATGGCTCTGCCGAAGTGTGGGACGTGTTCAACCAAGAGATGCTTGAGTACTGTGTCCAAGATACGATGGTAACTTTGAAGTTACTTGAACGTATCGAAGCTAAAGGTTTCTCTGAGGATGCCTTCCAGCTTGAGCATAAGATTGCATACGAGATGTTCCGACTGGAGCAGTATGGTTTTACATTCGATGTAAGAAACGCTGAAAAGCTTTTTGCGGAGTTAGCCCAACGTAAGCAAGAGATTGAAGATGAACTACAGTCTACCTTTGAGCCGACTATTGTCCAGCTAAAGACCAAGACTAAAAGCATTCCTTTCAATCCTGCTTCACGGCAACAGATTGCTGATAGGTTAATGAAGCGAGGCTGGAAGCCTACCGAGACCACACCTAGTGGTGAGCCAAAGGTAGATGAGAAAGTGCTAGAAAGTATTAACCTACCTGAAGCACGCATTCTCTCAGAATATCTCATGCTTAGTAAACGCTTAGGACAACTAGCCACTGGGAAACAAGGGTGGCTTAAGGTACAACACAATGGCAAACTTCACGGCAGGGTTAATCACATGGGTGCGGTCACATCCCGGTGTACGCACAGTAACCCGAACATGGCTCAAGTTCCTTCACTCGGTGCTCCGTATGGTAAAGAGTGTAGGTCTTTGTTTACTGTTCCTGATGGTTATTATCTTCTCGGTGCTGACGCTTCTGGTTTGGAGCTTAGGTGTCTGGCCCATTACATGGCTCTGTATGATGATGGAGCATATGGAAGAGAAGTTTTAGAGGGGGACATCCACACTGCTAACCAACAAGCAGCAGGATTACCTACTCGAAGCAACGCTAAGACATTTATCTACGGCTTCTTATATGGAGCAGGAGACGCAAAGATTGGCTCGATCATTGGTAAGGGTGCGAAAGAGGGTAAGAAAATCAAGAGCAAGTTCTTGGCTAAGACTCCAGCACTTAAGAAACTTAGAGACGCAGTTAACAAAGCAGCAGAACGTGGATGGATTAAAGGTCTGGACGGCAGACGTATCCCAGTAAGACACGCACACGCTGCACTTAATACCTTACTTCAGTCAGCAGGAGCTATCATCTGTAAGAGATGGTACGCCCTCATCGCTGATGCTCTTGAAGCAAACGGTTACACTAAAGAAGAAGTTTCGATAGTGGCGTTTGTTCACGATGAAGTACAGGTGCAGGTTAAAAAAGGTTTAGAGGAGAAAGTAGGTGAGCTTATCACAAACGCAATGCGAGACACAGAACGGTACTACAACTTCAGATGCCCACTCGATAGTGAGTATTCAGTTGGAGCTAACTGGGCTGACACACATTAATCCAAACACAGGCAAGCCTCATTATTATAAAGACAATAAGGTTACCCACGACAAGAACAACGCACGTCAAATGTATGTAGCAGGTAAGTACGTTAGTAAGAAACACCCACTACATAAGCCCGGTCGTTATAAGAACTGGGATGACGCGCACAGTCACAAGCAACTGGACTCAACAACTGATGGTCATGTGTACGCTATGTACAATCCCATCTGGCCTACTTGGTTTAAGGTAGGAATGGCTGTTGATGCAGTGGACAGGTTGAACAGTTACCAAACATCCTGCCCGTTCCGTAATTACAAATTGGTAGCATCCGTCCCCACTAAACAGAAACGCAAGTTGGAGAGCGTAGCGCATGAGCTATTCCAACAACGTGCTCAAGAGCGTCGAGGTGAGTGGTTCAAATTAGGCAAGCATGAGGTCGTAGAACTGATGCAAGAATTACAGGAGTGTAACCAATGGAAATGATTGGCTTACTACAAGTAGCTCTCACATGTTCCTTCGTGCTCGTGAGCTTGGTCTTCGGAATTAAAATACTGACTGAAGCTTACATTAGCTGGGTTGAGTTCAAGACTGGTTTGAAAATCGTCTTGCAAGAACAGCTACGAGATGAGGAGGATATCGATGGATAAGGCACTCTTACTTGATGGCGATATCATCGCTTATCAGTGTGCTACAATCTGCGAGAAACCTATCAACTGGGGTGACGGGTTATGGACCCTTCACTCCTTTGAGGATGATGTACGCAAGGCAGTAGATGAGTATGTGAATAGGCTTAAAGAGCAAGCAGGTCTGGACCTAGTTCTTACTGCTATCTCTGACACGAAGAACTTCCGAAAGGATGTGGCACCTTACTATAAAGAAAACCGTAAGGACATTCGTAAGCCTATGTTACTGGGGTTTGCTAAGGAATACTTAAGTGAAAAATATACAGGCATTGTCCTGCCCACCTTAGAGGCAGACGATGTGCTAGGTATCTACACTTCAAAGTATCCAGAAAGCTACGTGTGTTGGTCACTAGATAAGGACCTACGTAGTATCCCCGGTTACCACCTCATCGATGGCGTAGTGCAGGAGATTACCGAGGAGCAAGCTGACCTAGCTTTCTATACTCAGGTACTCACAGGCGACATGGTAGATAACTACCCCGGCTGTCCACGTGTTGGTCCTAAGACAGCAGAGAAAATTCTCAACAACGCTGATGATAAATGGGAAGCGATACTTGCTGCCTTCGCTAAGGCTGGTCTCAATGCAGACCAAGCTTTGGAACAGGCACAGTTAGCACGCATCCTTAGACACACTGATTACAAATGGGATGAACGTGAAGTCATTCTATGGAGGAACGCATAATGGCTGGTTCAGAATATTATGATGACGACCGCTACAGCATCAACTCGGCAACGCCTAAGCAATGGGACGAAGCCTGTAAGCCTAGCATTGCAAGGGACTACGACCCTGTAAATAACCCAGCGCATTATAATGCAGGGAACATCGAGACCATTGACTACATCGTCGATGTTCTTGGTGACTTCGAGGCAATTCACTACTGCCACGGAAATGTTCTCAAGTACTTAAGCACACGTCTTTGGAACAAGGGCAAACCTAAACAGGATGCCAAGAAAGCACAGTGGTACCTAGCTAAAATGATTGAACTAATTGAAAAGACTGAAGGGAAGAATTGGTAATGACTTTAGAAGAATTTGAAGAAAAGATTGTAGATTGGGGAACCCAGCGAGGTATCCTTCCGAACGTGGATATGATTGCCCAGTTCAACAAGACAATGGAAGAAACCCAAGAGCTGGCTCAAGGTATCATCTCACAAAATAAAGCAGAGGTACGTGATGCCATTGGTGACATCTTCGTAACCTTGGTCATGCAAACACGTGCATGGGACATCGACATGAATGAGTGTGTAGCTCAGGCATGGAACGATATCAAAGACCGCAAGGGTAAAATGGTTGATGGTATGTTCGTGAAGGAGGCAGAATGATTAAGGTAGATTACTCTCGTAATGAGGGGTTCTCTGAACAGGCGTTAACCTTACTCAAAGAATACTACTGTCTTCCAGATGAAGACCCGCAAGATGCTTTAGCACGTGCATCACTTGCATACTGCCAAGGAGATTTTGAATTTGCT